TGCCATTCGATTTGATGCTTGATCAGCTATGGGATGACGATACGCAGCAGATTTGGGCCGCGATTGTGGCCTTTCACTTTGGGTCACGAGCCTTTGCGAAATGATCAGTCCGCTTGCCCTACAAATGATCAAGCATCACGAAGGTGTGCGTGCGCGGCCGTATCGCTGCCCCGCGTTGCTTTGGACCGTGGGTGTTGGCCATGTCATTGACCCATCGCACATCAACGTCAAAGTTGAAGAGCGTAAAGCCTTACCCATCCCACCGGGTTGGGATCGCACGTTATCGATGGCGGAAATTGACGACATACTTACAAAGGACTTACAACGCTTTGAAGCTGGCGTATCACGATTATGTCCTGCTGGTCTTACTCAGCCTCGCCTTGATGCACTCGTCAGCTTTTCGTTCAATGTGGGGTTAGGAAACCTTCAGCGATCAACGTTAAGGATGCGCCATAATCGAGGCGACTATACGGGCGCAGCAGTTGCGTTTAAGATGTGGACTAAAGCGGCAGGGAAAGAGTTGCCGGGCCTGGTCAAACGCCGCCGCGATGAAATGGCCCTTTACATGAGCAACTGACATGCCACTCGTCCCTATCAAACTTCCTCCAGGCGTCTACCGAAACGGCACTGAGTACCAATCGAAGGGCCGTTGGTATGACGCCAACCTTGTGCGTTGGTTTGAAGGCACGCTTAGACCCATGGGCGGATGGCGGCAATGGTCATCCTCAGCAACGTCAGGCGTTCCTCGCGGTATGCACGCATGGAAGGACAACTCAAACAATATTTGGCTTGCTGTTGGTACGGCATCAAAACTTTACGCGTATCAAGGCGATGCTGATCGCGCAGACATTACGCCAACAAGTTTTAGCGCTGGCCGAACGGATGCCACGCCTAACTTATCGTATGGCGGAAGAGATTACGGACAAGAGGCTTACGGCACTGCAAGATCATTCAAATCAACCTTAGCTATTCAGCCCGCCACAACATGGTCGATGGATAACTGGGGCCAGTATCTTGTGGCGTGTTCGGATTACGACGGTAAGCTGTACGAGTGGCAACTTGACTTTACAACGCCAACCAAAGCCGTTGCCATCACGAACGCGCCAACGAGTTGCAAGGGTTTGATTGTCTCTGAAGAGCGTTTTCTGTTTGCTCTTGGCGCTGGCGGCGATCCAAGAAAAGTGCAATGGTCTGACCAGGAAGACAATACGGTTTGGACGCCAGCCGCCAACAATCAAGCGGGTGACTTTACGCTTTCAACGCCTGGCTCAATTGTTTGCGCCCGCCGCGTGCGCGGTGGCGTCTTGATTCTTACTGATGTTGATGCTCACTTTGCACAGTATCAAGGACCGCCATATGTGTACGGGTTTGAGCGCGTTGGGACGGGTTGCGGTGCCGTTGGCGTATTGAGTATTGCCGCTGCCGATACGTTTGCAGCGTGGATGGGAGCGAGCGGATTTTGGTTGTTTGATGGTTACGCCAAACCGCTACCAAGTGATGTTTCCGACTATGTGTTTTCTAATCTGAATCGTATCCAGTCATCTAAAGTTGCTGCAATTCACAATGCCAAGTTTGGCGAAATCATTTGGTTTTACCCATCGCTTGCGGCGATTGAGATTGATTCATATGTTGTTTGGAATTACAGGGAGAACCATTGGTCAATTGGTGCGCTAACGCGTACGGTTGGTACAGGTCAAACGGTATTTCCATACCCCATGCTTTGTTCGCAAGATGGTCACATTTACGAGCATGAAATTGGATGGGATTACGATGGCGAAACGCCTTATGCCGAATCGGGACCGTATGAGATTGGCATGGGCGACAATTTGCTTGTGGCAAGTCAATTGGTGCCTGACGATAAAACGTTGGGCGATGTAACGGCAACATTCAAAACGCGCCTGTACCCAACAGGAACAGAAACAACGTATGGGCCGTATTCGCTTGCTAATCCAACGTCGGTACGCTTGCAGGGACGCCAGGTTAAGGTACGCGTCACAAGTAACAACAATACGGATTGGCGGGTTGGCATTATGCGCTTTGATGCTCAATCGGGTAGCAAACGATGAAACTTCAGCGCCCAACGCTCGAATACGATACGGCTGACCAGTTGTCGCTGCGACGTGCGCTTGAATTGGCTGACGCGTTGAATCGTAAAAAGAACGTTGATATTGAACTTGGGCAAGATGAAAAACTTGTCATTCGTTCGCCCAATGGGACGCGTTACTACTTAACCGTTTCCAATGTTGGCGCGTTGAGCGCCACAACGATGTGAGCAAGCCATGGACTTAAGTGTTTACGGATCGCCAGAAGACTTTGCATGGGGTCTCGCTAATGATCCCAACTTTGTTAAGTTGGCGGCAAGCTATGGCATTACGCTTGACGATATGCTGTCTTACATTAGTGGCGGACAACCTACACCGGAACCTACATCAGCACCTGTTTCAACGCCAGCGCCAACTTCAGCACCTGTTTCAACGCAAGAACCTACACCAACGCCAGCGCCTACATCAGCACCAGTGCAAGGTGGCGGATTGCTTGATACATCGCCCGGTTTTACCGATGTCAATGAACCTGATTATGGGTACTATGAACCAGTAAGAACGCCTTACAACGGACTTTCGTTTCAGGACATTGTTAACCAAACACAAATTCGCGCCAATCAAGGCTACACGCCAACCGATCTATACAACTTTGGCGTTTATTCGCTTGGCCTAACCGCTGATGAAGCGCAGGCAATCCTTGGCAACATAACGTTTGCGACGCCTGCGCCTACGCCGGCACCAACCACAACGCCAGCACCTACGCCGACGCCGGCACCGACCTCAACGCCAGTACCTACAACAACGCCGGCACCTACAACAACACCGGCACCAACCTCAGCGCCAAGTGGCGGCGGACTTTTGACGGGTGGAAATATGATTACTTTAGAGCAAGCAAGTTTGGTGTTTGAGGGTTTGTTTGACAGACGCCCAAATGATGCAGAAATTGCCAACTTCAAAATAGCACTAAACGATAAAAACCCGGCATTGTCATCAGAAACGGCGTTTTACAATTACCTGAAATCAACGCCTGACTATGATGCTTATGTCAAAGGGTTGCTTTCAAACTTTGTAACACCAGCACCGACGCCAACGCCTACAGCTACACCATCCCCAACGCCAACCCCGACGGTTACGCCAGCACCTACTGGTACACCAGCACCTACAGCTACACCAGCTCCAACACCGTCTCCAACTACAACACCAACGCCAACGGTAACGCCTGCACCTACACCAACACCGACAGTAACGCCTGCGCCAACACCGGCACCTACGTCTGCACCTGGCGTACCGATCAATGACGTGCAAGCATCAGCCGTTTTTCAAAGCGTGTTTGGGCGCGTGCCAAATGCTACAGAGTTGGCAAACTTTAGAGGTTATCAGCAAGGCACAACGCCGTTCACGTCAACAGATGCCTTGACAACTTACCTCATGTCAACGCCTGACTATGCTTTTTATAAAGCTAACCAAGCGTTACCGCCGGCAACTTATGGCAAAGCCGTTGTTCCGCAGGCGCAGTTGCAATACGGGTACGGACCAGAGCAAGGGTTGCTCACAAACATCAAAGGCCCAACGGGTCAGCAGATTCAAAATTACATGGATGCTTTTTATGCGGCATCTTATGGTGGTACACCAACGGCTGGATTGCTTGCACCATACGTTGCCGCCAATCAAGTGACATTGCCCGCATCCTTTTACGCCATGCCGCAAGGAGCGCCAACGGCGCAGCAGTTAGCCGCCACAGGTCAAGGGTTGCTCAACACGGGTACAACATTCAACGATTTACGCGCTGAGGCGCAAAAGTCTAATTTATCGCCACAAGTCACAGGCTCAATCCTTTCCACCTTAAACCAAGGTGCCTCATTGCCTTATGTGCAAGGATTGCTATCAGGAACTCTGCCGTTAGTGGCTGGCGAAAACTTATTGGCGTACAAGTGAACGCACACGATTTAAGCCACTGGGATCGATGCCGGCCATTTATTGAAGCGGCATTGTCTTTCACTGGCGGAACACATACCATTGAGGACATAAAGCGAGCCGTTGACGCCAATGAAATGCAGTTTTGGCCAGGTCAACAATCCGCTGTCATCACTGAGATTCAGAGTTACCCACAAGCCAAAGGGATGCACTATTTTCTTGCTGGCGGGGACTTAGAAGAACTCTCGCGTATGCGTCCAATCCTTGAGAGATGGGCGCAATCAATCGGATGCAATCGTGTGACACTTGCCGGAAGACGTGGTTGGCTGCGTACGTTTTTGGCGGACGAAGGTTATGAAGAGAAATGGACTGTCATGTCCAAGGAGTTGAATCATGAGTAAAAGCGGCGGCGGTCAGACAACGCGTGTTGAACTTGACCCGGCATTCAAACAGGCGGCGCTAGAGAACTATGAGTTTTCTAAGCAACTAGCCGCCCAGGAATACACGCCTTATGGCGGCGCAAGAATAGCCGCGCCCACGGCGGCAACGCAACTGGGCTTGCAGCAACTTGCATCCGCCGGGGCTATGGGGCCAGGTACGCAGACCGTTGATTACGCAACGGCATTGGCACTGCAACCGACGAGCATTGCCGGTAACATTCAGCAATACATCAATCCGTTTCAGCAGCAAGTCATTGGAACGGCATTGCAAAATATTGAGAATCAACGAGCGCAACAGCAATTGCAAAACGCCGCAGCCGCCACACGCGCACGCGCCTTTGGCGGATCGCGCCAGGGCGTTGTTGAGGCAATGACCAATCTCAATGCTTTGCAAGCGGCAGGCCAAACGGCTGGCAACTTGGCTTATCAAGGGTTTGGTCAAGCGGCGCAACTTGCACAGCAAGACGTTGCAACGCGCCAGGCGCAGGCTGCGCAACTGGCGGGGCTAGGTGCACAGCAACAAGCAATCCGCCAACAACAAGCGCAACAACTGCTTGGCGTTGGCGCACAAGAGCAGGCGCAACAACAAGCGCAACTCGATTTGGCGTATCAAGATTTCTTGCGCCAACAAGCCTACCCGTTGCAACAATTGAACATTAGATCGCAAGGCTTAAGCGGGTTTCCCGCTGAGAATCAACAAATCGCGTCACAGCGTTTATCACCAGGTCAACAGTTTGGTCAGGGCGTTAGTACGTTGGCGTCACTTGCTTATCTTATGACTGGTTCAGATAAGCGCATGAAAGAAAACGTTGATCGCATGGATTCGCCATTGTCGCAACTTGGCAAATTGACGGGGTATGACTACAACTACAAGGGCGATGATCAACGAACTGGCGGTGTAATGGCGCAAGACGTTCGACGAGTTATGCCTGATGCTGTGTCTATGCGTAATGACGGCATGATGGCGGTGAATTATCCAAAGGTAACCGGCCTATTAGTTGAAGCTGTAAAGGAACTTGATCGCAGGACAAGGGGATAAGCATGGCGTCATTACTAGACTTTTTTACGGGCAGCGGCAGTTTTGGCGGGCAACAATTGCCCAATTCGCCTGAAGCTGCATCACAAGGTTACGCGCCAAACATCTTTGATCGCTTTGGCACTGGACTTGATCGCTTGCAACAGTACCCTGGCTTGCCCGCCATGCCGATGGACGAGGAAGAGCGGCGCAGACAGCGCTTGCTAACGCTTGCGCAATTAGGCTCAACGGTTGCTCGTGGCGGCACACTGGCTGAAGGCTTGCAAGGTGTGCAGCAACAAGGGTTGCAAAGGCAGTTGTTTCAAATGCAACTTAACGAGCAACAGCGCAAGTTGCTTGAGCAACAGCAATTATCGCAACGTATGGCTGGATTACGCCAACGCTTACAAGGATTGCCAACCGAAGTAACGCCAGCCATGGCGCTTGCTGGTGGTGGCGGACCGACGGAACAAGCCGCACAAATGGTTGGTCAGCGCATACCTGAAGATACCCGCCAACAAATGAGGGCTGATTTGTTGCGAAGTGTGGCTTCAGAATTAGC